CCAAATCTTAGGTAAGAACGCTAAGAGACCATTCTTACATGTTAGATATAGAGCTTCTGAAACTGAAGACAGACGTTACAAAACTTGGATCACTGGTTCTGCTGGTGGAGCAAGAACGTCTGATATAGACAAGATGCAAGTTAACTTCTTATCTGAAAGAGCTGTATGTACTTTAGGTGCAAACAACTTCTTCTTATTTAGAGATTAATAAGCACAATTAATTGAGGGGAGGGTAACTCCTCCCCTTTTTTTTAACTTTAATTAAATTATAATAAAATGAAAAAGAGAAAAAAAGGAACACCTGTCGCTAAACAATACAGGTTAAAAACAGATGTAGCGCCATTAGCTTTTATGTTGGCGTCTCATAACAACAAAAGAACCCCATTACTTTATTTTGACGAAGAGTTAGGATCTAACCGAGCTTTACGTTATGCGAGAAACCAGAAAAGCCCGTTTGAAGACGAGCAAGATGGTAATGCTATTTTAGAACCTATTGTTTTTGAAGATGGGTTTTTAAATGTAGATAGAGGAAATCAAGTGTTGCAAGAATTTTTATATTATCACCCACAAAACGGGCAAACGTTTGAGGAGGTGAATAAAGAAGTCGATGCCGCTGAAGAATTAGAAGTAGAAGAATTAATTTTAGATGCTCAAGTTTTAGCAAAAGAATTAGACCTTTCTACTTTAGAAAGTTTATCCAGAGTTTTATTTGGAGCTGGATCAGACAGAAAAAGCACAGCTGAACTTCGTAGAGACATGTTGGTGTTTTCACGAAATAATCCTGTAGAGTTTATTGATATGCTTAATGATCCGTCACTTCAAGTATATGATGATGTAGCTAAATTTTTTGGAGCAAGCTTATTATTGGTTAAGAATAAAAATAGAGATATTTATTTTAACCTTCCTACAAACAAAACTAAATTATTAACAGTTCCGTTTGGAGAAGATCCTCAAGATATTGCAGCGTCTTATATGCAAACCGATGAAGGTATTGAAACTTATAAACTACTTAATCGTATGTTAAAAGGAGACAATAAACCCAAGGCTAAAAAGAAAACCAAGTCTATGGAAGAGTAATAAAGAGAGCACCTTAAACAGGTGCTTTTTTTTTATATCTTTGTAGGATGGAAAAATACTTAAAAATCTATAAAAAATTAAAACCTGGTGATCCCGCGGCAGGATTCATATTGATTCCGATAACTAATATTTTATCAATGAAAATCTCCAATGGATTGTCGGAGATAACCATAATATATAATGACCGGACTAAAAGCGGAAAGAGAGCTACAACAATTACCACGACATGGACTCCTGTTGGTAGCTCTTTCAATGATGCGAAAATAATATTTAAGAGAGAGATACTGGATGCTTTAGCAAGTGACCAGAAGTTCACATTATCTACATTAATTGTCGGTGATGTAACAACCAATGTCGCTAAATAAGTAATATAAATAATATTGTTTATCTTTGCACTTTATTAACCCATTAAAATTATTAATTATGGACAAATTTTTAGACACTCCTGTTACAGGAGAAACACCAATGTTAGTGAGTTGTTCTGATGTAATTTCTGTGCAAATCGGAGATGCAGGAGGAACAGGATCTAACCCAACAACATGTACTACTCTTTTTACAATAGCGGTAATACAGTAACATTAACTCATGCTGCGGTATCTACAACTTTAGAAATGAGAGACTCGGTACAAAACGCTATGGAGGAAGCTTTAAAAACTTCTTGGACGGATGTTGCATTTGCATACGTTCCTGCTAAAGCGGTTTCAGCAATAGCTGTAGCCTAAGTAAGATGTATAGATATATTAATTTACCGGTACAAATGTACCCAGGCTCTACAGCAACAAATGCAGCTGCTGTGGATTCAGGTACAACAAGTGCAGCTACAACAGGAAAACTAACTGAAGCGGGCCAAAACTTTTTAACTACAGTTAATGTTGGAGACTATGCAGTTATTACTACAGGTATTGCAGGTTACCCTGTAAGAAGCTGGGCTTTAGTAACCGCGGTAGATAGTGATACTGTTTTGAGTATTTCTGGACCAGGGGCCTCACCTATAAGTGCAGAAGGTTTATCAGCAAGTGGTACTGTTTATTCAATTATAGCAGCGGCTGATGTTTCTAAATGCGTGTTATCAGGAGGTAAATTTACCGAAAATGTTTCAGTAGGAGATGTGGTTTGTAATGTAACTACTAATCTTAATTATACTGTAGCTTCAATTACAGATGATGAAACTATTGTTTTAGCGGGAACTAACTTCGGGATTCTTGTTGGTGACGATTTCTTTATTCTAAGTGATAAAGGAGAGCACGGAGCTAAAAAGGTTCGTTTAGATAACGCAACTGAAATCAGAGGAAATGCTGCGGACGGAGAAGTAACAGTTCATTATAAAAGAGGAGCTACAAGTCAAAAATTAGCTATTGCTATGGGAGACACAGTAACTGATGACGCTTATTTTATTAAATTTAAAGAAGAAGCGTTAGAAATTATGAAGTCTCAATGGCAAGTTAATTCTGATACAATGCCTTTAACAGTATCAAGCGGTACACAAGGTATTCAATGGGCAGCATCATTTACTTGGTCATAGAGTATTAATTTACATTTAAAAGAGAGGTTTACAAAAAAAGTAGACCTCTTTTTTTTTATTATCTTTGTAAAAATCTTTATAAAGAATGGCGGCATCTATAAATGAAGTTAGAAATACAGTATTAGCTATTGCTAATAAAAATAATTACGGATATATATCTCCTCAAGATTTTAATCTTTACGCTAAACAAGCGCAGTTAGATATGTTTGAAGATTATTTTTATGCGTATAATAGTTGGATTAATAAACAAAATTCCAGAATGTCTGGAACAGGTTATGCGGATATAATAAAAGGGTTGGAAGAGGTTATGGATACTTTTTCTGTACAGCTCTTTTTACCTCAAGTAAATCAAAATATTTTTTCATTACCTAATGATTATTATTTAATAAATAAATTATATTACTATTCCGACCCTTTGTTTACTGGAACAGCGACAGCAGTTGTTGCTAATCAATTGGTAGACGGGGCGGCCGTTGGATGGACTACTATTCCCGCTTCAGCTCCTACGCCTCCTATAGGTAGTATTGTAGTAAATACTACTACTTTACAAGAAGCTTTTATAACAGGAGTACTTAGTGGAACAACGATAACTTTAAGTGCCGATATATTTGGAGTTGTAGGGGAAAATTATGTTATTTATAATAACACCAGAATAAAAGAAGTAGAAAGAGTTACTCAAAGTAAAATATTTTATTTAACCAACTCCATGTTGGCTGCTCCAACTACAAGTTTTCCAGCTTATGTTTTGGACGGAAATAATATAACCGTATATCCTACGAGTATAAGACAAAGAGCAGCTATTAGAACACAATATGTCCGTTATCCTTTAACTCCAAGATGGACGTGGCAAAATTTAGCATTAGGAGAGCCTCAGTTTGATCCTACACAGGCAGACTTTCAGGAGTTTGAATTACCAGATTCAGACGAGCCAACACTAATCGCTAAAATATGTCAATATGTAGGAATAGAGATTAGAGAGGCAGATGTGTATAATTTTGGGAAAACAGAAGAAACTAACGAAATACAAGAAAGCAGTTAATTATGGCATATATTACAGATTACGTTTATTACGAAAATAATATTGGACCACCCTTTAATAGTCCTTCAGATGCTAATTGGGGGTCTTATCAATATGTTTCTTTAGAAGATATTGTAAATAATTTTATGTTAATGTTTCAGGGTAATAATGAAATTATTAATAATATAAATAGATATCAAGTTTTATTTCACGCAAAAAGAGGTATTCAAGAATTGAATTACGATGCAATGAAGGAAATTAAAATATTAGAATTAACTATTTGCGATCAGTTAAGATTTATTTTGCCTCCTGATTATGTAAACTGGGTAAGGATATCTTGGGAAAAAGACGGTATGTTATACCCTTTAACTGAAAACATTCAGACTAATTGGAGTGGAGCTTATTTGCAAGACAATGATTGCAGGGTATTATTTGATATTGACGGTAATGTATTAAAGCCTGATAAATCTTTTTGGGACAAACAAAGAATAGATGGTACTCAAAAAAATATGTATTTAGGACAGGGCCCTTATAATGGTCAAGAAGGATGGTGTATAGATGGTTGTTGGTATTTTGATTATCAAATAGGGGATAGATTTGGATTAAATACTGAAACCGCAAACGTAAACCCTACCTTTAGTATAAACAAAAAAGGAGGAGTCATTAATTTTAATTCAGTTATGTCTGGTAAAATGGTAGTATTAGAATATGTATCAGACGGCATGGAGAATGGCGATGACTCCAGTGTAAGTGTAAATAAATTATTTGAAGAATTTTTATACGCATATATTAAATTTGCTATTTTGAATGGTAGATACGGGGTTCAAGAATATGTAATTAATCGAGCAAGGAAAGATAAATCTTCTTTGCTTCGTAATGCAAAATTAAGATTAAGTAATATACACCCTGGACGACTCTTACAAAATTTAAGGGGCCAGGATAAATGGTTAAAATAATATGGGGTCAAAACTAACATCAACTAATTTTGTAGCGGGTAAAATGAATAAGTCTATTGACGAAAGACTTGTTCCGCCTGGAGAATATATAGACGCGTTAAATGTTCGTTTAGGGTCTACTGAAAACACAGAAATTGGAGCAGTAGAAAACTCAAGAGGAAACACAATTTTAACAACCTTAGAATATAATAATCAACCCTTACAAGGGGATGTTAGGTGTATTGGGGCTTATGAAGATGGAATAAATGAAACTATTTATTGGTTTGTTCATAATGAAAACAACCCAAACTCTGTTGTAACGGGAGTTGTAGATTTAGTAGTCTCGTACAATACTAATACAGGGTCCTTAGTTTATCATTGTATTAGTACTGAAGTTTTACAGTTTGATTTTAAATACCTTATAACAGGGGTTAATAAGATAGATAATCTTTTATTTTGGACAGATGATTTAAACCCTCCTCGAGTTATAAATGTAACGTCTGATTATGATTATCCTGTAGCTGGAATTGACAATATATTTGAAGAAGAAGATGTAAGTGTTATTGTAAAACCTCCGGGGTACGAAGATTTTGACACAGCATCAAGTCAATACATGCCTTTAGGCTCCCCTGAAGTAGAGCTTTATCGTTTAGTAGGGCAAGAGAACTATATGGAAACCAGGTTTTTATGTTTTGGATATAGATATAGATATGCTGACGGTCAATATAGTGCCACATCTTTATTTAGCACTCCCGCATACCAACCTAATGAGTTTAGGTTTAGTATTCAGGATTACTTAAACTCTGGAATGAGAAATCGTTTTAATGCGTGTAGAGTTACTTTTTCTACGGGGTCAAAAAGAGTAAAAGAAATTGATCTGTTATACAAGCAAAGCACTTCTAACGTTATATATGTAATAAAAAGATTTAACAAACAAGATTTAGGGTTACCTAATAACAGTTACGAAACCGTTTCTTTTTCTAATAGTGAGATATATACTACTTTAGGTTCGGACGAATTATTAAGATTATATGATAATGTCCCTCGAACAGCTAAAGCTCAAACCATACAGGGTAATCGTTTAATGTACGGAAACTATGTAGACGGGTATGATGTAACTCTTACTCCAGGAGGAGCAGAAATAGATATAGATTATTGGACAGCTCCTAACTCTAAAGAGATTGCAGGAGAGGCTATTGGAGATGGAGGAACTACAAATCCTTTAACTAATGATTCCGCTTATACTTTTGGTCCAGGAACGGCTGGTCAAGAATCTGTTCTTATATGGGATTTAACTAATGCTAATCCAGTGGCAGGAGATATTGTAGCTGGAACTACATTTAATTTTCAATTTTCTATAGAACAAAATCAATTAATTTGTAATCCAGGAGGGACCGCTGACTGTGTAGCGGCCAGTACTTTTGTGCAGTCTTCTCCTTTTAATGTTTCAATGTCGTTTACATGTCCGGTAGATTATCCTGATGTAACTGCCATGTGTGCCAGCCCTGAATTTGCCGCAAGAATCGGTGGTAATGCTGCGCAAGGATATTCGGGAACAGGAATAATACAAGAGATTTATCCGTGTAACAACTCAGATAATGGAGGGACTTTAAGTGATAGATTTTATTCTAACGCTGTTAGTCCTATGACAGGAACAACTATGAGTTTGATAAGCGGAGGAATGGATGCGGCTCATCAATGCGCTACTCCTATTGCAGGATGGCCTATTTTGTGTAGCACTACTGTAATTTCTTCAGGAGTTACCGATGGAGCTGTCGCGGGTTATTTAACTGATTCTGCAGCTGATTTTATTACAGATGGTGTGGCTGATGGAGATCAGGTTATGGATATGTCTACTGGTTTAACAGCCACTGTAGACACTTCAGTTAATCCTATTACAGCGACTGCTTTACCAATCGTAGATAATACAGGTGGTTTGGCTACATTAGAAACTTCAGGAGTTACATATCAAGTAGTGTCAGGGTCAGGAGGAGCAGCCCCGTGTAACCCATACGGATTTGAGTTTCTTCCTGTGGCGGGAGGATTTCAAGTAAAACTTCCAGCTACTCAGTATTGGGCAGACGATGGGGCAGGAACTACGTCAGAAGCTTTTATTTATTACAATTTTATTGCTTACGGTTGTAGTGCGGGTTATTTAACCTCTTCAGATCAGGGTAGTTTACATTCGAATAGAGATTACGAAACAGGTATTGTTTATATGGATGAATACGGAAGAGCTTCTACCGTATTAGTAAGCAACACTAACACTACTTATTTTGATCCAGCGACCTCTGTATTTAAAAATAGAATAACAGTTAATCTTTCAAGCTTACCTCCATGGTGGGCTAAAAAATATAAGTTTGTAGTTAAGCCAAGTGAAGGAACGTATAACACTATATTTTCCAATATTTTTTACAAACAAGATGGAAGTGGAGATGTAGCTAAACAAAACGATCCAAGTTTAGTATGGTTTAAATTAGAAGGAAATAATCAGAACTTAGTAAAAGTAGGGGATGAATTAATAGTTAAAGTAGATACTGCGGGAGCAGTATTAACTGAAGAAAAGTGTACTATATTAGCTATTGAGGCTTTTGCTTCTGAAGGGATAACAAGTAAGTCTTTAAAAGGATTGTACATGTGTTTAAAACCATCAGGATGGACTATTGAATCAACACAGCAGAATTATTTTAGGGGAGCAAAAAAGAAAGATGCTAATGATACAGGAAATTATACTGATGGGTGTATTAATAATTACAACCTTAATGATGACGCGAGTCCTGCGGTTCCCTACACTATACCGGCTGGTTCTACTATTAGAATAAGAATAGATAATTGGCGTGGTGGTGATGCTGGAGATTGTGACTCTAAACGTCTTAAATATGACAAAACATTTGTGTCTACTGCTGATTACCCTAACTTTCATGCTTGGTCAGTAGGAGATGATTTACAAAGCCAAATGACTTGTACTCAAGCTCAAACTTGTTCAGAGATGAGTATTTCTTATGATCCAGCTTTAACTTCAGGAGGAGGGTGTACTGTTAATCCATTTCACTCTGTATGCAGATGTAGAGTAAACGGTACAGGTCAAATGTATTTTGTAAATACATGTAACATTCCAAGATGTTGGGAGTGGTTTGAATTATATGACGGTCATTGCTCTACATTAATTGAAGTAACACGAGGAGGGTCTTTATTAGTTTGGGAAAGTGTTCCTCAAGATGCTGATCCTAATTTATTTTATGACGCTTCGGATTTATTAGATATAGAGCCTTTGGTTCCGGGAGGACAGGGGTATCACATGGCTAAGAAAAACTTTAACAAATCGGCACTACCAGGAGACCCTTACTCGTTACCTGCTGGAGAAATTAATCAAAGCCCTGTAACAGATTTAGTTACCACTTTAGATTTTTATAATTGCTTTACGTTTGGAAACGGAGTAGAGAGTTATAGAATCCAGGATAGTCCAGCAGGAAAAAGTTTTAATTTAGGAGAAAGAACTCTTGCGGTTTCTAATCAAGACTTTAAAGAAGCGGATAGATTTGCAGGAATGACATACAGCGGTGTATTTAGTGGTCCGGCTAACTCTAATAATCTTAATGAGTTTAATTTAGGATTAGCTAACTATAAAGATTGCGAAACTCGTTTTGGTCCTATCATGAAACTGCACGCGAGAGAAACAGACATCTTAGTGCTTCAAGAGGATAGAATAACTTATGTGTTATCCAGTAAAAATGTTATTACAGATTCTACGGGAGGTGGGGCGATAGCTTCGGTCCCAGAAGTATTAGGAACGCAAATAGCAAGAATAGAAGAATATGGTATAAGTTTTAATCCAGAAAGTTTTGCTGCTTGGGGCTATGATATGTTTTTTACAGACACCAAAAGAGGGGCTGTAATAAATTTAAGAGGAGCTTCTCAAGGAAGTGATCAATTACAAACCATTCAGGCTTACGGAATGAACTCTTGGTTTAGAGATAATTTTAACGCTAATTTAACTACTCAAAAATTAGGGGGCTACGATCCATATATGAAAGAATTTGTATTGGGAACTAACTTAAAACAAGTTCCGGTACCTATTCCATTGGTTCCGTGTGGACAGCAAATTCAACAAATGTCTTCAGCGTCTCCTGTCGTTTTTGAAGTAGATTTAGGTCTTGTAATAGGGCAAGTAAATATTCCTTATAATATTTCAAGCGGAACTATTAAGATTGATGTGGTGTGGAATGGGGTAACTTATAGTTCAGGAAATGTAAACGCTAACGGTTCATTTAATTTTAATAAGAGTCTTAACACCCCTGACACAGCCGAGGTTACTATTACTCCAATAACATCTACCGCAAGCTATGATGTATCAATAGAGTGCCCTCCTGAAGTTGAATTAACGGTTATTCAAGTAGTGGTTAATTCTCCGAATTATTCAGGTCAATTTATTACTACTAATTATAATTGGACAGACGGAACAACTATTAGTCCTTATGCCGGCTTTTCTCCTGCTGAACTAATAACATTGCAGCCTTCGGAATACCAAGCTCAGACAGGGGTTAGGTCTATAGGGATTTTTCCTTATTCAGGAGCGGATATAAAATTAAGAACTCAAAAAATCCCACCTGATGATTTTGATTTCAACCCATTATACCATAGGTTTAGAATACTTTCTTCTAATACTTTATATACTAACGCTCCGGCTGATATAACAAATCTATTAGCCGCAGCCCCTATAGTTACCGGGCCGATTACTGGGGGACCAACTCAGTACCAAGCAATAGAAACTAATTTTAATATGCCTATAGGTAATCAATATTTATATCTAATTTGGGATTTAAGATTAATTACAAATATGGAGTTATGTTATTGTGTGCCACCACCAGTAGCAACCGCAGATGATGTGTGTTGTGATTGTTCAGTAGGGTGTGGGCAGATTTATTTAGGACCACAGGCCTTTAGCGAAGCAGCGGTTTGCGCTACTAATGTTCAGAGTGCTGGAGCTATTGGTTTAGTTGGGTTTAATAGTAATGGAGCTAACTTAGAATTAGGAGGAATAGTATATGATAACACTTCTTGCAACACAGGTAGCTCAGGAAACTATCAGGCGGCAGGATTTTATATAATGGATGTTAATAATCCAGGCACCAATGTACCAAAACAATGGGTACAAATTGGAGCTAATGGGGTCGTTATAAACACAGGGACATGTTAAAAATTAAAAATTAAATATATTAAATTATGGCACCAATTATTTGTACACAAGGAACGTATTATTGGGCAGGAACTTCATTTGCTACTGCCACTCAGATTTACTCAGACTCTAACTTAACCACTGTTGCTAATGACGGGTGGTATTCAGTAGGAGGTGTGTATAGACAAATGGTAGGAGGAGTTTTAGGACCTCAAACACTATGCCCTTCGTGCGTTATACCTTGTGGGACAGGGCTCTCTATTGGAGGTTTTAGTACCGGTTTATTTGCTATTGCTTTTGATATGGGTACAGCTCCAGGAGCAGCAGTTATAACGTTTAGCGCTGGAGTAAATAATACTACACTAA